TTAGTAACGGCGACACTAGCGGAAATTCATACAACGACAGTTCAATTATTTGTGCCGCGATATTTAGGTAAGGACACACAATGAACCGTATTATTTACCCAAACGACGACGGTGGAGTATCCATCCTCATCCCCGCTCCAGAGGCTCTTGAGACGATGACCATTGAGGAAATTGCTGCCAAGGACGTACCTGCTGGTAAGCCATTTAAGATCGTAGACGTGTCCGACATTCCATCTGACCGCACGTTCCGCAATGCGTGGGAGGCAGATATGTCATCGCCTGATGGGACGGGTATGGGGCATGAGGCATGGTTTGCCGCACAGAATACCGGAGACGAAGCATGATCACGATCAACATCGCCAAGGCCAAGGACATCACGAAGGACCGTCTACGGGCAGAGCGTGAGCCACTACTCGCCGCGCAGGACGTAGCGTTCCAACGTGCATTAGAGAGCAATGCAGATACCGCAGCCATTGTCGCAGAGAAGCAGCGGCTGCGCGACATCACCAAGGTCGTGGATACGTGCTCGACGGTGGAAGAGCTAAAAGCACTTGAGGTGTAATGGCATTAGCATTTGAATCATCAGCATTTGAGACTACTGCTTTTGAAGCAGGAAATCCAAGTGCTACTGTATTTCCATCTTTAGATAGCCTACTATCATTTGTCGGAACACCAGTTGTTACCGCAAGTGCTTCAGTTCTGCCTATTAATTCAGGCATGACAATAAATACTGGTTCCGTTGTAATAACAGGTGCTGCAAATATATTCGCGTCTGGTTTAAGCGCATCATTCTCTGTTGGTTCTAGCACTATACAGGGAACAGCAAATGTATTGCCAACTTCCGTAAGTGGAACATTAAACTTAGGTACACCTGTAATAACTGCAGGTGCTACTGTGCTTCCTATAAATACTGGATTAAGTATCAATATTGGTACAGTTGTACTAACTGCTGACGCTAATAAGTCTGTTACTTGCAATGGAATTGTTATTAGTGTAGGATCACCTACAATAGAACTCGCCATTCAAGTTGATGTACTTGGTGTTTCTGCTTCATTTGATAATGGTACAGTAGTCGTAAACGCTGCTGCGAATGTAATTCCATCTGGTGTACAGTTAAATATTGTATGTAACAATGTTGTAACATGGGGTTTATTGTCTACTGGTGATAGTGAATCTTGGTCTGCTACGTCAAGCGGTGGAACAGAATCTTGGACTGAAGTAGTCCTAACTGATACAGAGACATGGAATCCTATAAGTGCGGGTTCATCTGAATCTTGGATTGACATTACATCTTCTGGGTCAGAAGCTTGGTTAGAAAAAAATGCACAGGGTGATTAAGGATTTAAAAAATGGCTAGTACGCAGTCTACACCATTAAGAATGGAATTGATGGCAGTTGGTGAAAATTCCAATGCTTGGGGTGACATCACTAATGAAAACCTTCAAATGCTCGAAGGTGCTACTACTTCCTATTTGGAAATATCCGACACATCTACACCACAGACATTAACTGTAACTGATTATACTCTTGGCTCTTATCATAACCTAGTTTATAAATTTACTGGCTCTGCTGGAGCAGCTATTACATATAACGTACCAGCATATGAGCGTCCTTATATTATTCATAACTCGTGTGGTCAAACTATTACAGTCAAGGTATCAGGACAGACTGGTGTTGATGTAGCAACAGGAACAAAAGCTTATGTTTACTGTGATGGAACTGATATTCGCGAATTAGTCAATAACCCTGCGTCGATAACAGCAACACAAACTCTCACGAATAAAACACTTACTGCACCTAGATTTTCTGATGGTGGATTTATTGCTGACGCCAATGGCAATGAGCTTATTGTCATGGACACTGTTACAAGCGCAGTGAATGAATTAACCGTATCAAACGCAGCATCTCCTGCAGTAACTGCAACGATGACAATTGCAGCACCTGCTGTTGTCACTGTCGCTGCAACACCGCCATCTGGTACTCCAGTTGTGTTTACATCTACTGGTACACTGCCAACAGGTGTTGTTTCTGGTACTACATATTTTGTAAAGTACATTAATGCGACTACATTTAATATTGCTGCAACTACCAATGGTACATCAATAACAACTACTGGATCACAGAGCGGTACACACACGGCTACATTTACTGGTGTTCCAATTGTTGCTGCTAGTGGTGGCGGCACAAACGTGTCTGTAAATATTGCTTCAAAAGGATCTGGGATTGTACAGGCCAATGGTGTTGAAGTTGTAACTCTTACTGGTACACAAACTCTTACAAGCAAGACGCTTACAAGCCCAACAATCACAAGCGCAACAATTGATACTGTAGGCATAACAGGAAACACCACAACAGCAGCTTTGAAGATTCCTAATATTGTTGAAGACGGCACGTATGGTACAGTTACGTGGGCATCCACGATGAACTATGACGTTTTAACGCAGTCTGTATGGTATGTTACGACAACAACTGCAAATAATTGGACTCTTAACATTCGTGGTAGTGCCACAGCTACATTGGCATCACTAATGGCAGTTGGTGATATAATTACTGTCACTATGGTAGTTAATAATGGTGCTACAGCATATTATAACACTGCTGTACAAATTGATGGAGCAGCAGTTACGCCGAAATGGCAAGGCGGCACAGCACCCACTGCTGGAAGTGAAAGTGCTAATGACTCATATTCTTATACCATTATTAAAGCAACTTCTGCCCCTACATATGTAGTACTCGCGTCACAAGTGAAGTTTGATTAAAATGCCATTATTAGGATCATTTGGAGCAGCTTCAGCTAGAGGATTTGGTCATAATGCATTGGTGTTGCCTGATCCAACGTATAAAGAAGGCTTTATTGGTAATATTGCAAGTGGGGCAACAGCAACACTAACTCTTACTACACCACCGTCACCATATCGTTGGATGATCGTTTCCGCTAGAAACAGTGATGCATCTACTGGAACTCAGTATCCAAATACAATTTATGTAAATAATTCTACTACATACTTAGGAAATACTACAAATTATAAAGCAAGTAATGGTGTATCAAATGACGGAAATGCATCTGCATATTCGGTAACAGACCATACTGTTTGTAGAATTCCTACAGGAACAACTGTAGATGTTAAATTTACAAACGGCAGGAATGAAAATGAAATATATAATGTCGCTATTGTTTTGCTGCCGTGGCTTAATTTAACATTTAACTCTACGGCTGGAGGTGATGCTGGTGCAGCTAATGATGTTTTCTCAATCAATCAAGTCAAAGGTGGCCTTGCAGTTGGTTCATTCAATGGTTCTTATGGAACATGGGAAGCTGTTACATGGAGTGGATTAACAAAAATGCCAGTTAAAAACTTCCAAGGAACTAACGCAGTTACAAGTCTTGCATATAATTTTTCAACAACAACTGCAACTACTAGCGTGTCAGTGGCTCATACGTCTACAGATGGAAGAGTTGTTGTATATTCCTCTTGGTCACCTAGTTAGGGCTTATAAACATGGATCTACAAACTCTAATTAACTTTTCAGGTGGTTTAGTGTTGGCTGGACTTGGTTGGTTTGCACATGAATTATGGTCCGCGATGAAAGAACTACGCAGTGATGTACACAGACTCGAAGTGGTATTACCAACACAATACATTCGTCGCGATGAATTCACTGAAGGCATGAAGGAAATCAAAGATATTTGTAGGCAAATTTTTGACCGTTTAGATAACAAGGCAGATAAATAATGGACCCATTTACCCTCATTGCTGGTGCAACTGCTTTATATAATGGCATCAAGGGTGCGGTAGATTCAGGTCACGAGATGCTCGACGTTGCCGAGAAGGTTGGTAGCTTGTTCGGGCGAATTGCCCAGATTACACAATTAACTTCGGGTAAGCGTAAGAAAAAGCTATTTCAAAGCCAAGCAGAGTATGAAGCCGAAGCAATTAAGCTTTATACTTTAAAGGCAAAAGCACAGCAATTACAGTTAGATACACGTAACCTGTTTGTTGGAGCATATGGTATTGCAGCGTGGACTAGTATACAAAAAGAAGTAACAGAGATGCGTAAGGAAGCAGCACGTGCCGCAGCAGCAGCGATGCGTGAAGCCGAAGAAACCCGCCAAGACTTAATCATGGGTGCTTGGTTGATTGGTGCTGTTATTATATTTGCCACATGCATTGCAATTGGAATTGTATTGTTTACTCACAAATGAAGTACATCGTTATAGCCATGTTGATTTTTTTAGTTGGATGCGAGGACCGCTACCGATACCCATGTCAAGACCCTAAAAATTGGGATTCCGCTGAGTGCAACCCACCCATTTGTACGGCCTCTGGCACTTGTTCCGCAGATACTTTAAAACAAGACCCATGTGGAGCCGTAGCGCGATGACGATTAAGGAAGATGAACTACACGCTCTTTTGCAGTTTATTATTGGCATCAGCCTGTGTTTGACGCTGACGGGAACTGTCTTTGCGGTGCTATATAGTTTGATTTTTGTTGTACAGCCGATTGATGGACAAGCACCAAATGATCAAGAGTTCTTTAAACTAATTGCACCAATTGCTACATTCCTAACAGGGACTCTATCGGGTATTATGTTAGGATCAAAATCAACCGGAGGAAAAGATGGATCTGCTTAAAACATTCGGGCCACTACTTGGATCTATTGCACCTAGCATCGCCACGGCTCTAGGAGGCCCACTGGCTGGACTTGCTACGAAAGCACTGTCTCAGGCACTGCTTGGTACAGAAGACTCAACAGAAGCTGAATTAAAGGCTGCAATGGCCTCTGCAACTCCAGAACAACTTGCTGCGATTAAGAAGATTGATACAGACTTTAAAGTACAAATGAAATCTTTGGACATTGATCTGGAACGTATTTCAGCAGACGATAGGAAGTCAGCGCGTGACTTTCAAAAAGAAACACGTGACTGGATTCCTCGTGCATTGGCAGTATCAGTGACTGTTGGATTCTTTGCTATTTTGCTATATATGTTAGTCTATGGTTTACCAACATCTGGCAACGAGGCATTGTTGTTACTGCTTGGAGCTTTACAGACTGCATGGGGCGGTATCATTGCATTTTACTTTGGTAGCTCTTCTGGTTCTCAGAAGAAGGACGCCATGATCTACAACTCGACACCAAAGGATTGATTTATGAATGGATTTAAAGGTTCTGCTGCACGTTTAAACGACTTCGATGTAGCACAAGTAGCTGGTACTATGGAAGTAGAAGTAGCTGCTCTTCGTGCCGTACTTGCCGTTGAGTCGGCTGGTGATGGATTCGATAAAGCTGGTAGACCAAAGGCGTTGTTTGAGCGTCACTTGTTCTATAGGATCTTAAAAGACAAACCTGCAGAACTGGCAGAAGCTATTGCTGCTGGTCTTGCTTATCCTAAGTGGGGTGAGAAGCCATATCCAAAGGGATCAGACGCTGTATACAAAGAGATTGAAACAGCGTATAATATAGCACCAAAGGAAGCTCTAATGGCTACGTCTTGGGGTCTTGGTCAAGTTCTAGGATCTAATCACGTAGCTGCTGGTGCAGAGTCTCCAGAAGCAATGGTTGAACAGGCGATGGCTTCAGAGTTGTATCAGTTGCAACACATGGCAAATTTCATCTCTAACAATAACCTACTAAAGCACGTTAAGAGTAAAGATTGGGCTTCATTCGCGAAGGGTTACAATGGCCCTGCTTATGCAAAAAACAAGTACGATACGAAATTACAAGAAGCTTACAATAGGTTTGCATAGTGCTTAAAAAACTACCCGCATCGGCTGGTATCTTTAAAGATTCTCCATCTCTGACTTCAGAAGGTTTCTGGTCGGATGGTAAAAACGTGCGGTTTTTCCGTGGTAAGCCAGAGAAGATTGGTGGTTGGACAAAGTTTAGTACGTCATCTATAACTGGCAAGGGTCGTAC